GTTCGTGAAAAGAACATTGATACCTGGCTGACCGCTGGTAAGCTGCTGGGCGTTGGTCTGGGTGATCTGCTGGGGTTGCCCGGCAGAAAGCCGAAGATGTTCGCGGACGGTGGTTTTACAGAAGAAGATTCTAACCTGATCGACTTCAACAGAGCACGTCGCCAGCAGTATTACAACCAGGTGGCTCAAAGTTTTGACACTATGGTTCAGCCTGTTGCAGCGGCATTGGTACTGGGGTCCGACGCTGGTGTGGCGTTCAGCCGTATCACGGAGATCGCCAACTATGCAGTAGATGGGCTGGAAACTCTGGCGGCAATGCCGACACCTACCGTGTCGGATGACCAGGGCAAAGCCCAACAGTTGCTGAACACCGGAATCGGGAAAGTGATTGCTGGTGCCAAGTCTGTTCTTGCAAACGAAAATACTCAGAAGGCAATCCGGTTTATCCGGGGAGCAGATGCGGAAAAGGCAAAGCTGGAATACGCTGCAAACCCGGACAACTACGACCTGAGCAATGTAAACTTCTTCCCGACGGCTGGAAACAGCGAACTGACAAGGCAAAATCTGTCGATGCTGGCAGACCTTCAGAACTACCAGCAGGAAGTAGAGCTGAAGCCCATCGGCGGGAGCGAAGATGCTTCTGGTGGCAGCACCGGGAACCAGCGCGGTGGATCGAGCAACAGCTACCAGCGTACCTATACGAGTTCCAGCGGAAACACATATGTTTATGCACCAAACTTCACCATCTACGGCAGCATGAATGCCGAAGATCTACGTTCCATTATGGACGAAGGTTACGAGAAGTTCTGCGAGTATGTGGAACGGTACGAACGCGAAAAGAGGCGCACGCAGTATGGCACTTGATTACACCACAAAGTCCGGTGACACCTGGGATCTGATTGCCCTGAACGTGTACGGAAGCGAGCTGAAAGCCGATTGGCTGATGCAGAACAACCCCAGATATATCCATATCGTCCGGTTCGATTCCGGCACGGTGCTGTCAACACCAGCTCTGCCGGCTGAAAAGAGCGGAGGCCTTCCGCCCTGGAAGGCAGGTGCATGATGGTACTGACAGCAGCGAGACCCAAAGGAAGGCAGGCTGCGGTTCTTCTGACCTACGAGAAAACCGATATTTCGGAAGAAATCGCACCTGATCTGGAAAGTTTCAAGTACACGGATGTGGCTGAATCCAAAAGCGACAGTGTGAGCATTACAGTCAATGCCAAAGCTGCCAAATGGAAAAATGACTGGATGCCGGAAAAGGGCGTGAAGCTCTACCCGGCTATTGTTGTAAAGGACTGGAATATCGGGGGCATTGAGAGCGGCTA